TCCTCGAGTTCGAGGATCTGTTGCTGCTGTGCATCGAGCCGTTCCTCTAGCGTGACACGGGCCGCGCGGCCCATCGGGGCTTTTTTCTCGCTCATTCTATCACCGGGAGTAGGGTGCATCTACAGTTACTAACTAATACTCCGTTGCCAAAGTATAATGTAGACTGTGTTTGGAGATCATAGACGTGACCACTAAAATAACGGATCTTGACATCGACCACATCCAGAACCTCTACGAATCCGGGATGACTGGTGAGCAGATTGCGGAGTTGCTGAACGTCGGACACAACACTATTTACCGCAGACTCCGGGAGCGAGGGGTTTGTTTCCGCGACCGGCGGATACCTCTCGACGACACCGCAATCGTGGCGGCGTTCGAGGCAGGCGGATCTGTCAAAGCCATCGCCGAAGAGCACGGCGTCTCCCGGAACGTCATCACCCGTATCCTCGGAGAGCACGGCATCGCACCCCGCGGGAGGAGTGAGGCGATGTATGTCCGGATGCGGGACACGCCCCCGGAAGAACGGGCTCGGTTGACGAGTGCCGCTCATGCCACCGTCCGAGGCACGAGCCGCAGCCACGAGGAACTGTGCAACAGGGCTTTGACTGTCGAGAAGAGAGGCCGGGCGGGCAGTAGGATAGAGACCCGTGCAGCTGATATGTTGCGGCATGCTGGGTTTGACTGCATCCCACAGAAAGCAGTCGGGAAGTATAACGTCGATATCGCCATCACAGAGCCTCCCATCGCCGTGGAGATCTTCGGCGGCCAGTGGCACGCGTATGGTCGCCATGCCGCGAGATTTCGTGAGCGCACTGAATATATCCTCAATGCGGGATGGTCCCTTGTAATCATCTGGGTTACCCGAGACTACCCCCTCGAACCCGGTGCGATAGATTACATTGTCGCCCTTGCGGAGAGATTGCGCAGCGGCGAAGCCTTGGGGGGTCAGGAACATGTGATTCGGGGTGACGGTGATCTGACGACCATTGGCTATAGTCAACTCTACGACGGGGCCCTCGTATCTGGCGCGCAGCCCCGCGACGATATCACCGGCCGTTTCACAAAACGTGCCGGGCAGTAAGCAATTCGGGTGCAAAGGAATCGGCGGGGTTTTGTCGATGTCGAATACCTGTCCGTTCAGCGCGGCACAGTCGGCGCAGGTGTTGTCGTGTCCGGCCGTGAGCCACTCGACCCGGGTTACGCCGTGCTGCGAGTATCGGAGTTTCGCGCCCTCGTTCGAGGCATACATCGTCTCGGTGTGCGCCATCAACCGTGCCCGGTTGTACCCGATGCCTTCGACCTCGGCCATGAGGCGTTCGCGGAGTTTCACGACCCCTTCGCCGTTGTTGATGCCCTCGGTGAGGCTGCGGATGATTGACTTGTTCGTCTCGGCCGTGATGCCCTTCAGCGCTGAGAGGTTCCGAGCCTGGAGAACGTCGAGCACCTGCTGGTCCGCCGGCCCCCGCCCGAGCTGCGAGGAGATCCCGATCCGGGCGAGTGCCCGCTCGGCGTAGAGGACCCCCTGGTGATACCCGGTCCGCACCCCTTCAGTGACGACGACCTCGCCGGGGGCGAGGATCTTCTCCCGGGCGAGGAGGTCGAGGGCATCGACGATCCAGGCGATCCGGATCGGGGTCGGCTCCAGTTCGCGGACCGCCTCGTTCTCCCGGGCGACGTCGAGGGATTCGAGCGCGAGGCGCCGGTAGTCGCGGAACAGCCTGAGGATCTTCCGCTCGTACTGCTTCGCGATCCGGGCGGCGTGCATCGGGTCCCTGCGGGCGGCGGCGGAGAGTTTCACGGCTCCTCCTGCTCGTCGGGCGGAATGCCGAGCCGTTCACGCGCCCAGGCTGCCGGAACAATCGCGTCGGGGTCGAGCGGGTTTGATTGCCGAACTTTCGCGATCCAGTCAGCGATCTTCGATTCGTCATCCGGGCTGACGTCGTTGAACTCCAGCCAGACGGCCCCCGGAACCCCGGTGATTTGGTCGATGAGCCCCCGGGAATAGGTGCGGGCGACGATCTCCTGGATGGTGCTAATTTTGTCGAGGAACACGTCCATCCGCACAGTGGCGGTGGCCTCGGTACTCCCCCGACCGAGGCCGAGCATCTCTTCCGGGACCCCGAGCGCACAGGCCACCCGCTGCAGACTCACATTGCTGTAGGTGTCGACGTTCGCGACGCCGCCGGTATCGAGCATGTTGATCGTGACGTCATGACTCGTGGCGAAGTCAGTCTTCGCCCCGACGGCCTTGATCTCCTTCTCGATCGCCCGGAGGTCGGCGTCAGTCGCGGGCCGGTTGTCGTTTCCCACCGCCCACTGCTGTTTCGGGGTGCCGTGGCGGTGGATCGCTTTCGTCGTGGACTCAATGATATCACAGTCGCGCTCGATATCGTCCTCGGCCCGTTCCCAGATAGAGAGACCGTAGACGTCCCCCGGAGCCTGGTCGATGACCAGGTTCAGGATCCGGTCGGGGGCGATCAGGATGCCAGGGTCAGCAGGGTTTTCTGGGTTGGTGAACTGCCGGTACCCCGTGATGCGGCCGTAGACATCGTACATCTTCTCGAACGAGGAGGGGTCGCGGGTGACGACACCCCATACTCCATCGCCAGCACGGGTGGGAATGATCTCCTGGTAGGCGTCCCCGGCGAGTTTCGCGCTGAGGATCGCCTGCTTTAGGATGTCGTCGAGGCTAATGTGGGGTTGGTCGAGCCAGGCCTGCACCCGGGCTTTCAGGGCCTCGTTGCCATCCTCACAGGCGAGCTTCCAGCCGTGGGAGAGAGCAAACAGCCAGTAGGCGTCGATTGCATCGGCGTAGGGGCCACCGCGTTTGTATTTCGTCATCCACCGCCTGATCTTCTGCCGGCGGGCGGTCTTGTCGTCCCACCCAATACGGGCGTAGAAATTGCTGTCGCTCCCTCCGCCGACGATCCGGGTCTGCGGTTCGGGCGCGGGCGTTGGTTTCGCGAAGAGTCGTGTCAATCGTTCGATCACAATGTATCACCAATTTCTCATAGTGCCGCTGCCGATCAGGGGGCGGCCTCCTGCTCTCGCGGTCAGATCTGTGACCGCCCAGACCAGGGCATCCATGCGGTCAGGGGACTCATTGCCAGGCATCCACTCACACATCTGATCCTCGAGCGCAGGGTAGGTGCCGACGTGGCGGACCCGCCCCTGCTCGTAGAGACTTGCCACCGGCTCGGCGCGGATGAGCTTGCCCCTACTGGCATGGACCGCCCGGAACGAGATCGTCGGGTCGACAGTCCGGAGGTTCACTTCGACCAGGTCGCCGCCGTTGTTGACTTCTCCGATGACGCGGTCGGCGGCATGGATACGGTATGCTCGTTCGACGGCCCGGGCCCAATCTATTGGGGAGCCGCGGACGGAATAGTCGCCGAGGATGTAGATTGTGCCGTCCGCGGCGGTGCCGGCGACGACAATCCCAGTCTCGGCCGATGTCTCACTACCGGTGACGGCTGGGTCCACCCCGACAACGATCCGGATCAGGGGCGGGGCTTTCGTGACACGGAGGTTCTCGATCGTGCCTCTCTGCCAGAGCGCGTAGGGGTTGTCATCGAGGATCTCGCCCATAAGTTCCTGCCGACCGAGGCGGGTGCCCTCATATTTCCGGATGATTTTATCAAAGAACGCAGGAGCGAGGTTATCCCGGTTCTCGTAGGTGGTGCCCCGGGTGACGACGGTGTTCGGGTCGGCGATCAGGGCCTTGATCAGCGGGGTCGGGCGCGGGGTCGTGGTCGCAACGGCTCGAGGATCCTTGCCCAGGCGGAGGCCGAGCATCGCCATGTCCCAGGTCTCAGGATACTTCCAGGTGGCGGGTTCGTCGGCCCATAAAAGATCGTGTTGCGGTCCGCGGAGGCGGTCGGGTTCTTCGGCCGAGAAGAGGGTGGCCACCTGCCCATTTGGCCACGTAAGCCGGCGTTTGCTCGGCTCGTAGTCCGGCCTATAATCCGGGTGGGCAATGTTGAGGATCCCGCTCTCACCCTCGACCATGACGTCCCGACAGTCGGCAGCCGTCGCGCCGATGAGGGCGATGCGGGACGTGGTGTCGGCGCGGATGTTCTCCTGCACAAACTCCGCACCGGCCCGGGTCTTGCCGAACCCCCGGCCCGCCATGATAAGCCACACCCGCCATGACCCTGGGGGCGGCAGCTGGCTCGGCCTGGCATGGAGCCGCCACCGGTGCTTGTACTCAACCAGGAGTTGATCCCAGGGTTGCTGCCGCGTCACAGATTGCACGTTTGATGTCCTCGTCGCTCATGTTGCGGATGCTGACGTCGACGGCACCGCTGTAATCTACAGCCTGCTTGTCGCACCAGTTCTCCGGGTCGCGGTTGGTGAGCCAGAACCTGATCGCGGCCACGTTCGGCGGGACTTCCTTCGTCCGCTCGACGCGCTTCGTGACCACACCACCCTCGAGTGTAACCTCGACCTCGGTGTAGGAGTAACCGATCGCCACCCGGTAGAGGGAGAGCTCGACCCGAGAGTCCAGGATCGCTTTCGTCTCGATCAGGGCTTTCCGAAATTCAGGGTGCGTTTTCTTCCATCTATGGATGGTCCGTATCGTGACCCCGAGATGATCAGCGATCTCCTGATCGGTCAGCCCGGACTTTGCCCGACCGGCCAGCCGCCTCACCTGGTCAGGAATCCCATCATACCATTTCTCGATGCCTACCATCTACGGCACGCGCCTCCTGAGTGCGGCGATCACGTCCTGTGCCTCTTCAACGGTCCGCTGGACCTCCTCGGCGGTTGCGCCATCCCGAAGCATGTCGCGGATCGCGGTCAGGAGTTCGCCAGCCTCGGCGACGACGTCGACAGCGTCAGACGCGACTGGGGCGGCACGCCGATACCATGCCCGAGCACCGAGCCATGCTGCAGCCGCAGATACCGCGACGGCGGCGGACTCGTAGACCGGGAGCGACTCGATCATGTATATCGCCCAGATTCGACGATCTGCCCGTCAACAATCCGGTAGTAGCCGCCTGGATAGTTGAGCGTGAACGTTCGGAGGCCTTTTCTCTCTGCCTGGTCGATCTGTGCCTCAAGGTCAGCCTGTTCCTTTTGTGTATGCCCTTTAAGGATGAACTGCCGAACTGCTGGAGAAATCTTTGGCGCCGAGGGTGCAGCAGTGGGTGCAGCCAGCGAATCTGCAGGGGAGGGGTGGAACCAACCCTGGATCCATCCCAGGAGAGCGGTGAAAAGAGATGCGAGTCTAGACATGGATGATGATTTGGTGCCAGAATACAAAAATGAGGTAGGTTATGGTGGTTTTGCCCGTTTCGCCAGTTCCGCCCGTTTAGCCTGCCGCCACTCATGGAGGATCCGGTCGACTACCTCGGCCCGTGTGAGGACAGTCCCCGGCTCGATGAGGTAGCTGAGGCTGGCAATCTCAGCCGCGGCGGTGGGGGAGATATTAATTCGAGGCATGCGCCCCCGACGCACAGTAGATTGAGAGCGGCATCAGTTGAGGAGTCACGGTGCACCTCCAGTCGATGCAGCGAGGATTGCAAGAAGGTCGCTCCACCGGAGCACTGCTAGCGGCTCCTCACGGCTCCGCCGGAACACAAGTAGGGGGGCGAGCCCCTCGGCCTCCGCGTTCGACCTACACTGTCGCCACCACACAGGGATAGAGAGGGTCTCCTGGTGCTTGCACTCGACCCCGAACGGAAACCGCTCCCGAGCCGCAGGGGAGAGGTAGAGATCGCACCCAGCCTGCCCCATCGGCGTAGACAGAACGTCTCCTGGGTCGATACCAAGCTGACCGATCAGGTCTTCCCGGATTGTCTGCTGCAGCCGCCGCCCTTTGGCCTTGCGGGAGGCCGGGGTGTTCGCGGTCATGGGGTCTCCTCCTCCCGAAACGTGCCGAACCGCTCCAGGGCGGTCCGGGCTCGGTCGACGTCGACCTCGTCGATGAGGACCACCGTCGAGCTGCCCCTGCTGCGGTCGAGGGTGAATGGGACCTGCGCTTGCTCCAGCGGGACCCCGACCAGGTGGTCCTGGTCGGCGGCGACGGTGCAGAGTCTAACAACCATTAGACCACCCCCATGAGGTGACACGCGTGACACGCCAACCCCGGTCGTCGTGGAGTGATCTGGGGGATCTGGGGTACCAGGTGGGAGGCGGGGTGAGAGAGGGTGGGGACCGTCCCGGGTGACACGTTAAGGGGTGTCCCAACTGGTCCGCCCTCCGGCAACAAACTCCTTAATATTATGTACTTCTCTCTGTACGATCTCTCTTTTTTTGACACACCAAGAAGTAGAGATAATGTTGGACCAGTTGGGACAGTCCGGGTAAGTGTCCCAACTGGTCCGCCCTCCGGTGAACTCGGCGCGTGATTGTATATCATACTACTCCTCCCGAAAGTGTTGAATCAACGGTGCCTCGTGGCCTGTACTGGCTGCTCGATTTCCAGGTGTATCCCTGGAACACATGCGTTCGTTTCCCATCTATCCGCACCCGCGCTGGTGTGAATCCATATTTAAATACGGCCTGGGCGAACATATCCAGCGTAAGCGGGATCTTCGAATCGGCCACCCCCTCGGTGTGGGCGAACGCGAGGAACGCATCATACGTCTCCTGCTTGTGGATATATCCGGTCTCGCTTCTGTCCATATTCTCCTGGACGAACTTGTAGATCGGGTCGCTGTTCGTCTTCCAGCGGTCGCGGACGTCGTAGGCGTTGCTCTTGATGACTAGGCTGCCGCGTTGCATGATCTCGACGGCATGGTCGATTACCCGGTTGAAGAATGCGGAGCAGTTCCGGGGCGTCAGCACCCGGTCATACCAACCGGGGTCGACGGCGAAGTAGTTCGGGAACGTGATGTATTCCCATCGTTCCCAGAAGGCAGCGTCGTTCAACACCCTCTCCGGAGTCTCTGGGGGCTGATTACACGTATAGACATGCACGGCGAAGATTCGCGCCCGGTAAGAGTCGATCCCTTTCCGCTCAACGTCGTGCATGTCGAATCCCGTCAGGGTCTTGAGCACCGTCGAGTTTTGCATCGGAACGTCGTCCAGGTCATCGTAGATGTTGAACAGTTTCCCTTCCATGCCGGCAAGACAGAACCGGTCCTGCCCGATGCGCTGCAACATCACCCGCGATGTGTTCTCCTCGCCGAAACATCGCCGCAACAGTTCGAGGTATGATGATTTCGCTGCGTTCGTGTCCCCGTGAATGATGTAACTCTTCTTGTAGGGTTTTGGGGCCACCGTGGCCTGCAGGAGTGCCTGCGCCGGGATCTGGTAGAGTAGCTGGCGGGCGTCCTCATCCACCCACGACGCGATCACCGCATCGATCTCGTCCATCGGGGCCTCCGGATCGAACATCACCGGCAGCCGATAGGTGTAGAGGTTCTCCGGCCGGTGTGGTTCCAGGGTCCGCTCCCCGGTCGCATAGTCTACCATGACCACCCCGTTTGCTACCGGGATCCCTGAGCACCGGTTGAACGGATACTCGCGCCGAACGTTCTTCGCCGTCACGTAGGATAGCACCTCCCGCTTCGCCGTCGTAATCCTCTTTCAGAGCAACATCCAAGAGAACAAGGATTGAAACACGGCCTTGTCGTTCTTGCGCGGGGTTCCGGGCATCTTTCAGAGCAACATCC